CATAAGTATATTTAACAACCGTTGTTGTTAATGCTACTGCCGAAACAATATTTGCTTGCTTTGTAATGTTGCAGTCGTACCAATGAATTGCTGATAATGACCTGGCGTAAGCAGCCCAGAATTGAGGGTAATTAACATAACGCAAAGACATATACTTTGTTAAATCACTAGCCTGAACCGCTAAATCAAGATTAAGGTAGTCCGCGACTTTTTCGGTAACGGAGTCAATTATTCCGTAATAAATAGGATAGGTTACTCCACTCCACGTTGCCGTAACCTGAATAGGCATACGAGGCCCAAGAACCGTAGACCCACTAGAGAAGAAACCTAAACGGTTGTTAAAAGTAATGGAAAGCGTTGCAGCTTCAATTCGATCAAGAAAATGTTGTTTTCCTGATTTTGTTTGAAAATCACGAACATACTCGGTTACGTCAGTCCATGTTTGGCTTGCAGGCACACCATAAAGATTTGTTGGGTTAAAAGCAATTTGAACCGAAAGCGTAGGTAGCGCTGATAGTTGCGTCATCAATTCAACCTTTTAGTTGCCTTTGGTGGATTGACAACAGGAGTAGGTTGCTTTTGCGCCCATACCCCAAGAAGGTTTCCCATTTTTCGAACGTCTTTGGTCAGTTGGTCTCGAACAGCTATTGCTAAAGCGTTTAGCGCATCGGGATTTTGAATTATTGCCTGAACCAAAACTTGAATCTCAATGGCAATTTCAATGTCTGTTTCATTTTGCTGTGCCATAATTTCCCCTTAGTGAGTGACGTAGACTCTAATGCCAGTTTTGGTTTTAACGGTTACGTCATGGACTTTTGAAGCAGAACCAGTTAATGGCTGATTAAATCCCATTAATATATCCTGCATAGTTGGAGCATTTTGCAAAGCGTTCCACATTTGACTGAAAGGAATAAGTGTTGCCCCTGTTCCTGCTAAAGCCAAAGTAGGGTTTTTTATAAATTGTTTTACAGAATCAAGTATTTTTCCCCCAGAAGACTTAGGTGTTTCTGTTCCTGGGCCTCCTGGAAGATTTACAGTTGGGTCTTTTGCCGCTCTCAAACCTGCTCCAACGGCAGTGTTGTAAGCAATTTCAGTTAAAAGACCTATTTGCGTAGCACCTTGAACAATTTGTTCAGCTTGCGCCCCAGCACCAAAAAAAGTTTTAATTGTAGACATTGATTTATTTATGTAACCGGCAATTTTAATTCCAACCGCTAATGCAAAAGCGTCTTCGGCTGCTTTTGAAGCAATTTTTGTAAGAAGAGGGTGAGACTTAAACCAACCAATAACACTAATTCCCCATTTGGCAATGTCGGTAACTTTTGGAAGCAACCAATTACCAATGTTAATTGCAAAGACTGAACCGGCTGCCGCAAGTTGACTCATTTGAAAATTAAGAGTCTTAGTAATATCAGACCAACCAAGAACCGTACTTTTTCCGCTATTGTATGCGGCGGTAATTTGATTAACGGTGTCACGATACTTAGCGGCGTGTGTTCCACCGGTTGCGTAAGCAACTGACAAACCTGTAATGCCACCGTAAATTGCGCGAGCTGCTGCAACGTATTGCGGAGAATCTTTCTTGTAAAACTGTTGCAAATGCTGTGAAATTATTGCCATTGCTTTTGCAACACCGTTTACAGGATCCATCAAGGCGGTGTGAAGTTGAGAAGATGACAAATGAATTTCTGCCATTGTTTTTGCCGCTTTGTTTCCAGGGGCAAAAAGAGCAAGAAGTGAGTTTCTAATTTCGTTAACAGCAAATCTAGCCTGCATACCAGAAACGGTCATTGTTGAAATTTGACCTGCCACTTGACCAAATGGAATCCCCAGGGCAGAGGCGATAGGGAGAACTCGACCCATTGCGTAACCAAGAAGGCTCATGTTGGTTTTACCCAAAGCAACAGTTTTGATAAGAGCAGAAGTTACAGCACCGGCCCTATCTGCTCCGAGGTTGTAGTCACGAAGAACAGTTGTAACGGCAGATCCCATTGTCGCCATGTCGGTAAATCCGACTTTTGCGCCTTCAGCGGATGCGTGAAGAATTTTAAGTGCAGCAGCGCCGTGATAGCCAGCAGACTCAATGTAATACATTCCCTCGGCAAGTTTCTTGGGACTTGTTCCTACGGCGATTGCCATGTTAAGGATTCCTCGACGAACCATGTCAAGGTTTTTTGCCGATTCTCCAGCGTCAGTAACTAAACGAGTGGTTGCAGATTGAAAGTCGGCTGCCATTTTTACGGAAGTTACGCCAATGGCAATGCCAGCACCAATAATGTAATTTGCTGCTCTGTTTACCCTGGCTCCAGTTGCGGTTGCGGTATCGCCAAAGCCTTTCATAATGCCGTCGGCCTTACCCATCTGGCCTTCAAATTGTCTAATGTCAGCGAATAAACGCGCTACTACTGGAGGTAAGATTCCCATTATTCTTGGGCTGCGCGCCACTCCTCCTGAGCTATTAGTTCAATTTCTTTTTCTGATTTTTGAAACCCTGGTTTCATGTATGGATAACCAACAGGGTAGGGACTTTGTGTCATACGAGAAGTTCCATACTCAACGTAACCTGCGTATTTTACTTCAGGCTTAGGGCCAGTTTGACTCATCCAACCATTTTTACCAAAAGGAATAGGTAATCCAATCATTTGAATAGAATCTCTAAGAGTTCCTGTTCGATTGGTTGGGCTTGTTGGGATCGCAGGAACGCTCTTAGGTTGCGTTGGTCTAAATTCTTTTTTTGCGTTTTCTTTAATTACTTCCGCACCTTTAGTTACAATGTTTCTTGCAGCAAAATTTGCCTTAGCAACATTCTTGTAAAGTCCAGCGGAAAATTGATTGGTTCCAGTTACTACTATTTTAATGGGCATTTTCAACCTCGTTAATAGTTTTGTTAATGGCAAGAAGCCAATCAGTAATTTCTCTTGGTTGGTTCATAAAATCTTCGTGTGAACCACCAAATGTTTTACGGAACTGATACTCGCGATAAAGGTTGGAAACTTCTGGGTCAATTTCCGCCTCTTGACCTTTGAGTGCTGCCTCCAGCCGCGCTAGTCGGCGGTAGGGGCTTTTGGGTCAACGTCTGGCGATAAGTCAAGTGTCCCATTGAATTCGCTTGAACACTCTTCTGCCAACGCTTCAAAGACGGCTTTAGGAAGGTCAAGTGCAGAGTCAACAGTAGGAAGGTCGCCCAATGACCAAGACTTAACCATGCCAACAATTAGTTCTGCTTGGTAGCCGTCAAGGTTGTTCTGATCCTCATTTGAAATTTGCGAGAATACTGACCATGTTTCAGGTTTTGAATCGTCAAATCCCTGTGCTGTAAGTTTTGCTGCCGAACCAGCCGCCCTCATGTATGCGCGTGAAATGTTACGAGCTGTGCGCTCAGAGATTTCGTCTCGCGAATACAAAATGGCTGACTGTCCGTTTGGAAGGTTTATTGCTGGCATTTTATCCCCTTTGGGTTATTTAGTAGGCGGTTGATATTCCGTTAACGATTTGAACAACGATTGGTGAATAACCAGTGTCCGCATCTGATGTGTTTGCGTTTGCAGTAAATTCTACCTCAACTTCTGTGTATTCTTTTCCGCGAACTCTTTTTACGGTGTGAAACTGAACATTGTCCATAATGAAAGCAATGCTGTCGTTTATTGAATTGTGATTGTCGTTAGGGTCGGTAAGGGTAATTGTAACGCTTTGAGGAGAGTAGGTTAATGCTTCTGCTCCCGAACCTGTTGACCACATATCTGCGTTAGAGTCAACAACGGCGGTAAACTTACCTGTTACATCTAGCGGCCCAGCAAAGTTCTGGTAAGGGGCCTGATTTCCCATTGTGAAAATAGGAGCGGTTTTGCGCTCTAATTTTAATTCTCCGGTTTGGATGTAATTAAGAGTTGACATTCCAACAGTGATTGTCGTGTCCCATGCAGGAATCATGTGTTCCGCAGATAGCGACAAACTTGTAAATGGAGCTGGTGGCGTGGTGTAGGAAGTGTATGGGTTTCCAAAGAACTTAACAGTTGCGTCTGCTGCTGCTTCTGCACCGTAGGTCAAGTTGATGCTATCGCCTTGTGCGCCTGTGATGGTGAAGTAGTTAGCGCCGTCAAAGTCAAGAATAGAATACGACTGTGGTTGTGAACCTGTTGCTGAGTTGTTCAAAAGCAGAATGTCGTGAGTGTACGAACCGGCGTTGTCGCTAACGCTGTCTGTTCCTCCCATTATGGACTTAGCAATGTTTCCAAATGTGTCAGCAAAGAGGTAGAACTTACCCTCGTATTCGTCGTGACGAACACCCTGAATTTGGTCGTAGACCATAACAGGAGATCCTCGGAACGCTTCGTCGCGCAGGAAGGTCTGCATAGGAGTCACCTGTGGAGTGGTTACCGGAATGTAAACCGGTGTTCCTCCTACTGGTAGGGTTCCTCGCGTCGCTTCGACGACAAGGCCCATGTAACTATTGGCGGATAAAAAGGCCATCTGGGGCGCTCCTTAGTTTGTTGTTGGGGTTGAAGTTGTGTCAGGAGCCGTAGCTTCTGACGGTGTTACAGGTGGTGCAGTTTCGGTAGGTGCAACAGCAGACCAACGAGCGTCAGGTGCGGTTTCTACGTTGTAAGACTTTCCTGGCTCTGCTACAAGAACTTTGCCGTCAACTTTAATGTTTGGATAAACCAAAGTTTCATTTCCATTGTATGTAAACATAATTTTCCTTAATTGTCAATGATTTCTACAACGCGAACTCGAACCATTGAGGTTACTTGTGTCGCTGATGCTTTGCCGTTTATTTGGCGAGGGTAATACGAGGTGATGTCGATGTCTTCGCCACCAGCTGCGCCGTTTGCACCTTCTCCCCATTGGAAGATAATGTCAGGTGCGCCAGCGTTGCGGTCTGCTCGAATTGCTTGAACAAGTGAGTCTAAGAAAGTCTCGTTGTCAAACCCTGCGTCTTCTGACTTTTGGTGCGTTGAGCGCAGGTAGCAGTCAAGAATGAATGTGTAGTCAATAGCCTTGCGACCATTGTGAGGGCCACCTAGAGCAATACGGTTTTCCCTTTGGTTCTCAATGTAGAGAAAGATGATTGCACCAGAACTGTGTCCTGGGTCTTCACCCTCAAAGAAGTCACCTTCGGGAGTTAGTTTTGCCGGGAACTGCTTGACGCTTGACAAGTTAGTAATACCAGCGTTTGTCAAGTACGAAGCAATCGCCTGACGTACTGTGGCGCGTGACATTATGCACGACCCCAAATCTGCTTGAAGTCATCTAACAAATCGTATGCCATTGCTTCGTCAGACATAGAACTTTGTTGACGAGAAGTGACTGCCGATGGTTCACCGATTTCGTTAAGAACCAGTCCACCTTGTCCACGCTCTTTAATCATTCCAACAATAAAGTGAATTACCGCTTGCTTGACCGACGCAGGTAGAGCTGAGACGTTAACGCCAGATCCGTGTGAGTATTTTAGAGGATTGGTGAATGTCAGAGTGTTGTCCCCAGGTGTCCATGATGTTGAAACCTGAACGTACTCGTCTTTTTGTCCATCCCAAATTGTTAGGTTCATGCCTGGAAAGACACCCATAACGTTGTTAACGGTTATTGAAGTAGCACCGGCAACTGAAGATGAGTTGGTGAATGTGTTAGCCCAGCCGTTGATGTATGTCCACTGGCAGAAGATTTCCGTACCAGACTGCATATTGCCACCAACGATACCTAGATTGCCAAAATAGAGACCCATTGTGGACTGGCTAGTAATGATGAACTGGGTGCGTTCGATTGAACAATTCGACGTTGAAAGTTGAATGTTCTGTAATCCGTCGCCCGGCCCCCAGCCTGCGGAGAACGATTCAATGGCGAGGATAGGCGTGAAGTAGGGGTTGATAACAATCTGCCCCATGCGGTTCATGTAGTAGCGACCATTCTCAGTGTTTGAGGTGGCGCAGAGTGATCCGTAAACTCCCATTGTGTAGTTGTCAGCCTTTGACGAAGCGCGAACGATTAGCTCGTAGAGTGCGCGGTCTTGGACTGCCTGTGAAGCGTCTTCAATAAGGTTTGTAAAGTCAATAATTGCAGCCGTAGGACTGAACTTAACCTCGTTAAGTGAGACGTATGGTTCGACCATTCCACCGGAGTAAACAAATGGGGCTACGATTGACATTTATTCCTCTTCTGGGGTGAGTTCGGTTGAGCCACACTTACCGCACTTGTCGCGGTACAGGCTGACA